ACAGCTTTCCACCAACCTATCAGTTTTTAAGAGCCGATAGGTAGAGCTCCGTTTTGTTCACTTCTATTTAAATGTTCCACGAGTGATGCGGAATGAACTAAGCAGCGTATGCGTACTCAGAAGCCCCAATGAATTCCATCATAGAATCAAAGGTCATAGTTGACATTTCGTCAGTTATTGTTTTGTACAGATTTAAAGACATCTAGCACTTCTGTCTACGTGTGGTACTACCATTCTCATTGCAATCAAGTCCATGGCATCCCCATATAATATGTAAATATACGAATAATAATTTAGATTACCAAATTATTTTTTAAATTGTAAAAGGTATGGTAAATAAAGTTGAATCGCTGGTAATACCTTAGCTGCTCTTTTTACCGATTTTAAATTTGCTTCTTTTATTTCTTCATCAGTACCAGACAATTTCCAATCCAATGCAACTACAATATAAAAGTTATTGTTTATAAATTCTTGATATCCCGTTTTTGATATCTCACGTACAGCCGAATTTTTATCATTTGATTTTTGTATAAAATATCTAGTAATATATCCAGTTGTATAATCTGTATCTATTGGAGATGGGACATATGATGTTATAGTAGGAATTTGAAATTGATTTATTTTACTTCTATTAATTCTATTATATATTACATTATATATACTCATATTATTGTATTTGTCTATATTCTCCTTTTACTTCAGTAAACCAATTCATATTCTCAATAGTGTGTTCTACCTGTGTTATTTGAAACAATCCATATTTTGCGTATTTTGCAGGTATTCCAATTATATTAAACATATCACCTCGTCTCAATCCACTTGTTCCTAATATTTTAAAACTATATTTTATTGGCAATGGTTGTGATAATCTCTTATCAACTCCTCCGTTTTCATTTACTAAATTATCTGTTGGTTTTTTTAAAAAGAAATTTTTATTTTTTATTTTATCAAAAAATGAAGTATCATTAAAACAATATATTATAAAATTCTTATTAAATTCATCTTTAGCTGTAATACTACCATCTGTTAATGCTAATGGTGTATTTATGCTTGGATTTGGTACTACATCAAGTTTATCTAAATTTTTGGTAAGAGTTGTTTTTTGTAATTCTCCTGTTTCTTTTACCTTTGCGCTAATTTCCTTTTCTATTGCTTTGTATGCAGCCACAGATTCAGCTGATGCTGTACTTCCATCTTCATTATAATATGCTGTTATTCCAGGAGAACCCACTCCAAACGATTCAGTTTTGGTAGTAATTTTTAAGTCTTCCTTTGCTTTTTTTAAGTCTTCTAGTGTTTTATCTTCTTCAGGAGGAGGTGCACTAGCTGCATTTTCGGTAGTTGCCGGTCTGTCACTACCACCTGCTACTACTTCTTTTAAAAATAAATCTACACTTGCATTAAAAAATCCACCAACATCGGTTATTGGTGTGTCAGGATTTGTTACTACATCTAATCTTCTAGAAACAATTTGATTAGTCATTTCACCCGGTATAGACAATTCCAAATTTGATTCTAAAAATGTACAATTGGCACCATTGTGATAGAATGTACGAATTGGTTCTGCTGTTGATGGTTTTCCTATCCAATTTTCATCAATAACTCCCAATCGTATAGTAGTTTTTGTACTTTCAAGTTGAGTTATTTTTATTGGATTTGTTATATTCATAGGATTTAGCATAGGAACTGAAAATGCGTTTATTTCAATTTCTTTACTTATATTTCCATTTTCATCTTGCATTTCTACTATTTGAAAATTCCAATATGAATTAACTGCAGAAGACATTTCGTTTAAAATATCTAAAAATATTTCTCTTATATTTTTATTTTTTTGTTCAATTTTATTTTTGAACATATCAAAATTTACATATAAGTTTTTTAAATACCCCCAATGTTCAGCCTCTTCACTATACCCTTTTACAATTTCAGAAGTTAATGCACTACTTTCAACAAATGGGACACCAAGTCCAATAAAGTTACTATCATATAACTCTTGTTGGCTTACATCATTTACATTTAAAAAATATTTACTAAATTCAGGTAAATTACCTGCTATTAAAAGTTTATCAGCTTTTGTTGAAAATATTTTTGGAAATGCACCAATAACAGAATTTGAAATATCAATTCTTAAATCAATACTTTCGTTTCCCATTGTGTATGCTTCAATAACTCCAATTCTATTTAATATTGCTACAGCCAATTCAAGTCTAATATATCTATTTGTTGAAAATAGCTTATCCTTTTCTAATGGAATATCACCGGCAACGGATTTTACATCAACTTCATCACTTTTCCAAAATTTGTACCAGGCTGGTTTTGCAAATGAATTTACCGAATTACTAACTACTTTATCAAAATTTATAAAATCAAGCTCAGTTATCTTTACTTTACCATCCGTTAGTATATCTTTTACATTCTGGGTTTGTCTAAATGTTGGTAAATCATTGAACATTGCTTTAAATCTACGGTCTAATGCGGTTGCATCTTCATCTTCTGCTTCGCTTGATGGATATGGATATGGGCCTGTATTATTTGTTACTAAGTTAATATCTCCGTTACCATCTTGTTTTAATGGTAAATTATGCGATTGCATAAATGTAGGTAATGATGGAGACCCTCTTAAAGATACTTCTACATCATACGTCTCATCTGCATTATTAATATTACCGCCAACTATAAATCCTAAAAAAGAATCATAATCACCATTTGATTTAATTCGTTTTTCATGTAATTTATTTTGGTTTAAATTAGAAGTAACACCATCGGATAATATTTTTTTTCTATCAATGATACCCCATGATGCATTTGGAGTATTCCATCCAAATTCTATACAAAGAGTATAACCAGGCTCCATAAAATATTCTTGAATCAATTCTAATTGTTCTAATGTAAAACATTTTATTTTTAAACTTACCTCTCTTGATATTTGGTCATGACCTTCTTTAACAGTCAAACCAGTTATAATTGGTCTTGGCCTTAATGCTCTACCAGCTTTAGTAGATACTATTTTACCATTCCAATCACTTCCAACAGTTCCACTTGTATTTGAGTTTCCATAAACAGATGCTTCTCCATTTAATGAAAATATTGGATAATCGGGATGAGATTCAAATATAAGCCCAGCATTTGCTCCAGAAATAACTCTCACCCAGCAATTCAATGTACTAGCTGCTACATTATTTCTATTCTTTATTTTGTAAGCGATATTTGCTTCTATGTTTGATAGCTTAGGCCACATATTATCTATTAAAATTATTTATTATTTCTAAATAGTTTTGTGGTATTCTTAATATTGTCCCATCCTCAAAACCAAATACAGCATTGTGTATATTATTTGCAGTTGCAATAATCCACCAAAGAGATGCATCTTCATAGAATTGATATGCAAGTGAATCTAATCTATCACCAGTTTCAGTTGCTACATATATATCATCATCTCTTAATGGAATATTAGGATATATTTTTGATTGATATACCTCTCTGCCATCAATTGTTTTTTTAGTTCTATTATTTTGATATCTACCTGTCATATTCTATTAATGTTTTATTCCTGCTGCTGTTTCTAAAAATAATTGACTAACTTGTTTACCATCTAAAATATATTCTTTTTTACCAGTGGCAGTTTTTGTATCAACTTTAGTATTTGTCTGCTTAACAGGATTTTCTTTTTTAGCACCATCTTTAGCTTTTGGTTGAGATGCCGCTGTATTTGTTTTTGGATTACCTCCACTATCTATGTTCTTTTTTGCATCATCTGCTTTCTTACCATATGCATATAAATTACTTCCTGGATTAAATATAGTTATATCCTTTCCATTGGAATCTTTTCCTTTTGTTTCACTACCATGAGATGCCGCAGATTCTACAAATTTTATAGATATATCAACATCTATAATCATTGGTAATTTATAATTTGTTAATTCCTTTTGTCCAATAGCTCCGTTTGCAGAATCACCAGGTATTGCATTAAGTCCGGTTTCCCAAGAATAATTATCATCTACAGTATATGTTAATGATTCTATAAATCCTTCTTTTTTGTGATATAAATCTCCTAAAGTAAATTTTATAAATGGAGGTACTACATATTTGGCAGGACTATTATATCCTTGTGGATATACTAATGATGTTAAGAATTTAATTCTTTGCCATGCTGCTATATGTTCACCAGCTGATAATGAATATATTTTAAATTTAAATGTTGCTGTTCTTTCTATTCCACTGTATGTGTAGTAATTGAATGGGTTTCCTACAAATTTGCCTGGCTCCCAAGTAGGTCTAAGTGTTTCACTAAATCCACTTATTGTTGCTCTAAACATAACAAGCGATTTCTTTGCAACAGAATAAAATTTTAATGGTATAAAATCTATATTTTTTTCAAATAACGTTTGCTTAGCTTCATCAGCTTCACTAAAAGCTACTAAATTATTTAATGCATCCGCATAGTTACCAACCCTTGCTTTTATAACATTATCGTCAGTATCTTTATATAATTCGTTATATGAAAATCCTCGTTTAGTACCTAATGAATTTTCCACTACATAGTCACCATACTCATTTTGAGTACCAATTACTCCATTTTTACCGGTTGAATATGGTGTAGCGGAATAATCATTTATATATTTTATTGCGGTTGGCTTTTTTGGTAAAATTGTAGTACTCAACGGAGTAAAATCTTTTTGTGCTTCCCCAACACCAACTTGCTCTAAATAGTGTTTTAAATAATCAGTTTCTGTGTCTACATAAAATTTAGCTGAGTATGGAGTATTTGAACTGTATTTATAACGAGTAAAATTAAATAGCTCAGTACTATTTTTTACATATGCTTTATTGCCTTGCTTATTTTTTCTAAAAACAATCAATTTACCATCTTCATTAACGCCTGTTGCCGTACCTCCAGTTGCCAATCCTATTGTTGATTCTCCAAATAATCCTTTTTTGATTTTATCTTTAACCATTTGAGTTGCCCCACCAATTAATTGATTACCCATTTGATTTGGAGTACCTTTTGCAGCTTGATTTAAAAATTTTCCAAGTAAGCTACCTGCTGCATCTTTTTTTGCTTTGCTAAAATATTCCGAATATCCAAACGGAGTGGTGTACTTAAACGTATCGGATTCTAATTTTAAATTACTTGGTATTAAACTGCTTGGTAATCCTAATTTGCTTGATACAAAACTTTTAATCTTATTTGCAAATGCACTAAGAACACCACCAGCACCAGCTCCGTTTGCAACCGATTTCATTGTATCCAAATCCGTTGTAGTACGAGTTTTTAATCTAATAATATCAGTACCATATATAATCGGAGATGCTACATTTTTTAATATTCGTAATCCAGTAATTCCTTCCTCAAATCTAGTTTCTCTACCTCTTGTAGATAAATTTCTTCTTGCTATTTGTTGTAATGGAAATGCCACTGCGTTCATCAATGGATTTGCAGAAGTAGGTTTATTCTCTTTGCTATTTTGAATATCATACTTTTGTTGAGCAGTTTGATTATTGCTTAACTTTTTAGATTTAAATAATTCTTGTAATGATGGCATGTTATTCTATGTTTACGCTAAATTAAAACTATTTCTACTTGTCTTTTCAACTTGCTTAGTAATTCCAGATGTAACTTTAGAACCATCCATATAAACAGATATCTTACCTGCATTTAAATCTGCTCTAAGTGCTTTTATTTCATTAATCATTGAGTTTAGTGGTGCTGATAATGCTGCTAAATTCATTTGTACACCACCTCCACCAGTACCACCAGATAATGCAGCTGCTGCACCAGGCGCTGCTACTAAATCATCATTTGCAGATAATTCAAATAAACCACCCTCTTTAGTTGATACTACAGTTTTACCATCTGCCGGTGACATTACATCTCCCGCCTTACTTAAAGATGATGCTAAATATCCAAGTATACCACCAATTGCCAATAAACCTAATGGTCCCATCCAGGCATTTCCAGCAAAAATAGATGCAATTGCACTTTGTTCTTTTATACCTGCCTCTGTAGCAGCTGCTCCTATTCTAGCGGGTGCACCTGCTAATTCTACACCAGATGCAACTACTCCAGCTTCTTTTGCAGCAGTTTTACTTACCTCAGCACCTACTGCGGTTGTATTTAATGCTGCTTGACTTTCTGATAATAATAATTGTTCATATTGAGCTTTCAATATTGCACTTTGCATCGTTGCCTCCAACGCTTTTGCAGCTGCTGCTTTTTGTACGGATTGATAATAAAAATATGCACCAACTCCAAGAGCACCCATAAGTCCGTAAAGTACAGCAGAGTTTTGTGCTATAAATTCAAATACATTTGCCAATAGTTGCATTGGTTTTAATAATAAACCACCAATTTGAGTACCAATTGCTTTCAATCCATTACTCATTTGGTCTTGAGATGATTGTATTTGTGTATTTAATGCAAATTCCTCTGTCTTTTGCTTTAATTGTTCTTCATTTAATTGAGTTATATCCAATCCTGCGTTTATAGCAGCTGTAGCTTTAGCTTTTTCATCATCACTAAGATTTGCTAATTTTTCTCTAATTGATAATTGCTTATTAATTTCTTCAACAGTCATATTAGATGCCTTAGCTAAAGCCTCTTGAGTGAATACACTTTGTTTTGTGAAATCACCACTTCTCTGAATTTGTTTTAATACTTCGTCTTGCGCTTCAACCATTTTACCTGCTGCGGCTAAACCTCTTGCTTGTGATAAATTAAATTGTCCACCAACAAAAGTTGCTGCTACTAATTCATCTCCAATATTTTCTTCAAAATTTAATAAGCCTTTAGCAGTCTTTTCAACATCTTCAAGTTCTTGTCCTAATTGATGTGCTTTTATTACTTGTTGTTTAAGTAAATTAACATCACCATGAAAATACTTTGATGTAATTCCAGCACTTTTTGAAATATCCTCCAATACTTCTTTAGGAGAAACACCAGCCATCTCTGCCATACTAGCTACTTGTAATCCTACACTAGCTGCCGTTTCTTGTGATAATCCAGATACTTGTTCAAATACCGATTGCACTTTAGCTGCCTCACTTTCGGATATACCTAAATTAGTTGTCATTATTGATAACGCTGCTACAGTACTTTCACTAAATTGAGCTATATCACTAAATTCATTCTTAAGTTGATTTGTTATTTCATATACCGTAGCAGCATGTACTCCCATCTTTCCATACTCTACTGCAATTACATGGGCTGAATGTTCTATTTCATATGTTTGCTTTTTTGTATATCCAGTATCCTCTCTAAATTTGCCCGCTGCTTTATCTAATTCTAAAAAATCTTCAACTGCAAGTCCTATTGCCGTAAATAATAATAATATAGGAGAACCTGCTATAAGTGCACCCATTAATTTTTTTGCTGCATGTCCTGCAGATGTTAATGATTCTGGTAATTCTCCGGCTAAATCACTTGTTTCTTCTTCAATTTCCTTTAAACGTTCTAATTGATGTTCTTTCTTTTCTGCTAATTCAAATGATTTTTCTGCTGCTATTCTTTCTTCTCCAGTTAAATCTTTTATTTTTGCTAACAATTGTACTCGTTCCATATCCACTTTCTTTATACCAAACATACTATTCAATTGTTCAATATAATCAGAATTTACTTGTAATTGTTCTTCACTTACCTTACCCATTGTTTCAAGACGAATATCACTTGCTTTCTTTTCTTCTTCGGATAAATTTATTTCATTTTTTTTACGTTCTACCATTAATGCATTAAGTGTACCATATACTCCTTTTTGTTGAGTATTTATTTGTAAAGCTTTTTGGAGTTGAGGACTCATTTTTGAAATGGATGTTGCATACTCATCAATCATATCATTAAGTTCCTTTTGATGAGCAGTTTCTTTTTCTTTTAATGCATTAATCTTAGCTTGTCTTTTTTCATTTTGGTCTAATGCTTTTTGTCTTTTTTTAGCTTCTTCTTCAGTTAATCCTAAAAGTATTTTAGTACTAGCTATTTTGTTTTCCATTTCTTGAGCTTCCCTACCACTAAGAACTGCGGCAGCTTTTATTTGCTCATTTAAGCGAGTTTGAAGTTCTCCTTGCTGTTTAAGCAATTCGTTTAATTCTCTACTATTTTTGGAATCTGCCATTAATTATTCTTTAAATGGATTATATATTTTTTGGTACTAATCCAATTTTAGCTAATTTATCATAAATTTCAGGATTTCTACTTTTGATATTATGTAATATAGGGCCAGTAGATGCATCAATTTTATCATAATCCGCTTGTAATTTTTTTAATATAGGGTCATTATCTACTATTTTTTGAATTTCATATGGAGTTTTTTTCTTTTTAAAAAATAATTCCCAAAATTCATTAATATTTCCCTCTGATAATTTGTATTTTTTCATATTGAATTTGTTTACTTATACGATAATAAATATCCTATAAACGAAAAAGTTAGGATTTGGAGAAATTATCTCTTTATCCTAACTTTTGATTGTCTTTGTGATGATTTTATTTGTTCATTCTCTTTTTTCTTAGAATCCACCAGTTTATTGTAGTAAAATAACCTTAATCGGGTTGGCATTTTGTATAGTTCCATCATAGTAAATCCATTACCATAATTAACCATATCAAAAATCTGCGAATGTAGATTTATACTATGATTGGTAGGAAGGCCAAAAAAACCCTACTCCTAATGAAATAGGCGCCTCCTCCACCTCACCATCTTCATGAGTATATTCAAATTTCATATTCATATCAGGTGACATACTCTTAATATGCTCTCTTAATGCTCTACTATCTTTAGCTAACATATTGTTTACAAATTTGTTAATAGTTGCTAAATCATTCTTACCATCAACTGATTTAATCATATATCTCAATCTAGTACTAATCTCAGATGATACATCTTTATTTATTTTTTTAAGAGCCTCTACATCTTTATCAATTAATCTTTCATCACCATGTGTTAATATCTTAAATGTTAATTTAGTACCACTTGGTGTTGTATAATCAAATTCATTTTTGTTTTTGAATATTGAAAAATCAACCTCTTTAGTTTGAATTGTAGATAAATCAAAATTTACATTAATAGTTTCACCTTTTTTAGATGAAAAGAATTGTAAATTATATTCTGCACCATATCCTAATAATCTAGTTGCTAAAAGGATAGCGTTTTTATCACCAATAATAATATCATCCGATTTTATACCATCTACTATAATAGATTCAAATAATGTATCAATTGCTAATCCTTTTTTAATAAGATTAGATGAAGAAAGAATATCTTCTTCCTTTGCAGTCATTAATTTAATTCTAATTTGCCCAGATGATAATGGATGTTCTGGTGGATATACTTTACCTTGAGATGGAAGGTCTAATACTTCCGTTGGAAAATCATATACTTTGTCTGTCATAACTTTACTTGTTTTAAGTTTGTATATATAAATACATAGTTTTTAAAAAATTAGAAAGCACAAAAAAGGGGATATTTTGGTATCCCCTGATTGTTTTTATTATTTTTAGATTAGTATTCTAAGATAGCGTAATCATAAGATAATGTTAAAGTGATAGTTGCTACTTCGTTTGAAGTGAAATCTAAATCACCAAAGTTAGCTTGAAGAATGAAAGCTCCTTTAAGTTTCCATTGTTCTATTTTATCGCCGACTGGTCCCAACATATAGATATCGATATCCTTTTTGTAGAAATCAGCGTATCCATCTCTACCAGTAATAGATTCATGTGATAATCTCACCCACTCCATTACCGCTTGTGCTCCAGATGGAACGATTGGGTCATAAAGAGTGATTTCTAAATCTTGCCACTCACCTTTACCTTTCAACTGTCTTTTAACGTTGATATGGTCTAAAGTTACTTTCTCAAAGTTAATTTGAGGTCTGTTACCAGCTTTTACTAAATATGATTGAATACCATCAATTTCCATGATGTATCTGTTCTTCATTTTAGGTTCGAAGTTCGTATAGAACATCTTATCAAATTCTAATATTTCTGCCATTTTTGTTCCTTTTATTTTATATTAATAAATATCTAATTCCTTTATTTTCAAATTATGCGTTGAAAGATGCTCCCGTTGGTAAGATGTTGAAATCAATTACGATGAATTCAGCCGTCTTTGCCGGTTGTAAGAACACTTGTCCTGCTAATACATTTCTATCGATTACATCCGGTGTGTTGTTAGTTTCATCCATTACAACTTTGAATGCGTATAAACCTTGTCTTTGTTGGATAGCCTCTAAATAAGGGTTTACAGTGTTTAAGAAACGAGTTCTAGTTGTAGATGTATTTTGTTCGAACACTAAATAACGAGATGTTGAAGCGATGAACTTCTTCATTGTGATAAGTAATCTTCTTACATTGATTCTATCTAATGCTGAAGCCTTATCTTGCAATGTCTTCTGTCCGAATGCTACAATACCTTGTCCAGGGAATGCTGCGATTGGGTTTACTTTGTTCTCATATAGAGTGTCTCTCTCTGCATGTGTTAATCTATTCAATACACTAACTGCTCCAGTGATACCACCTCTATTCAAACCAGCCGGTGCGAACCACTCTGCCGCCAATCTATCATTACTTGCGTAAACCGCTGGTAATAATACGGATGGAGGAACGATTGTTAATTTGTTTGTATTTGTATCAATTGTTTTAATCCAAGGATAGTAAGTACCAACATAATTTGAATCTACTCCTTGTGCTTTTTCAGTTACATCTGCAATTGTTGCATCATAATCAGAAAATTCAGCTATGTAGAATGCATCTTGTCTATCTTCAACCATATCAATAACTGCTTGAACAGCTGCTGGATGGCTTTGATAGTTTAGACCCGGTGTTACCACCATATTGATATCCCACTCATCAGGATTAGAAATTGCGTTAATTGCTTTTGTATATGCTGCTGAACCAGATGCTGCTGAAGTTGAACAATTGAATCCTTGCTGATTTGCATTGTTCCAATTTGCATCACCAGCTTTAGCTATTGGTGTGATTGGGTTAGTACCATCAAAACCTTGTTGGAATGCTAATACAAATTGTCTCTTAACCATATCAACTGCTTTTGAACCAGTCATTTGGTATGATAATTGAGAATCAAATCCGAAAACAACGTTTGAACCTGATACTGCTTCATTAGGAATTGGTTTTAAGTATTGAGCGTTATCAATTGATACACCCTCACCTTCAAAATCAAATCCACTATAATAGATTGGAGAACCAGCTGTGTTAGCTGCTGAACCTGTTTGATATACAACTGCAGGTACTTTAGTTACATCACCAGCTGCTGTTTCAATTGGATTTATATATGCGGCATGTCCGAATGGTGCTGCTGATATAGGATATGAACCAGCTATTGCTACGTCAACTCTTACATATTTTGATTTGTTAGCGTAATCACCATTTTGTGTGATTTTACCAGCAGCATCAATTGTAATATAAGAATCACCCATTCTTCTAGCTATAAAGTTTGGAGAAGCAGGGTCTAAGTTTACATTGTTAAATGTTTCAACAACACTCTTTCTCTTATCAATATCAGAATAACTTCTAATAGTTACAGTAAAAGTTGAATAATCAGTACCGCCATCTTCACCAGCTGCCTTTACATTAGAAATACCAACTTTAAATTTAGTATTATAATTTGCACCATCACCTAAAGTTACAAATTTGAAAAGGTCATATCTTACACCACTAATCAATTGAGAGGTAACCATTGGAGTTTGTGCAGGTTGTGCATCAAATGTATAAACCTGTGTAGGTAATACAATACTAGATATACTAGCGGTTGGTAAACTATTTGCTGCATTTTCAAAGTAAACATAAGTGTATGCTTCTTTTGGTCCAAGTGGAGATTCACCAAATACATCTGATAAATCATTTGTAGCTGATGTTACTGTTGATGCTGATACATTCGTTGCACTACCGGTTGCTCCAGTAATTACAAATGAACCAGATGTACCAGTTGCACTTCCTCCAGTAAAACCATAGTTTTGGAATCCGTTTGAAGTTGAGTATAATACACCAGCTATTTTACCGCCAGCAACTATTGCCAATGGTGCTGCTTGGTAGTATCCTCCGATACCTGCAACTCTTACGATAGTAGCTTGTCCAGCTTCTCTTAAATAATTTTGTACTGCGTATTCAGTATAATATGTTCCGTCTACTTTACCGAACTTTTCCTCAAATTCTGATTGAGTTGTTACGATTGTAGGTACAAATGCAGGTCCTTCTTTTAGAGGTCCTATAAATGCTGCTCCGATTTCACCGATTCCTTGAGAAAGGAATGATAAATCGTTTTCTCTAGTAAATACACCAGGGGATACAATTCTTTCTGCCATGTTATTTCTCCGATTATTATGTTTTAAAATGCTAATATTGAGTATGTACAATATTACCTATATAAATATAAAGAAAATGTCCAAAACATAATTTATTTTATTAAACTATACTTTGGACATTCAAAATAATATATTTTTGGTATATTATACAGGAGGTGCATCAGGTATATTACTACCAGATGCGTCAGACCAAGGAAAATTCTTAGGTCCAACTTCTTGCTTTTCCCATTTTATAGTATCGATATGCTTAGTTAATTGCTCATTTACATGCTGCCAATAATGAGGATGTGGTGAATCTGAACCACTTACATATGATTTAACCCAACCCAATATTAGGTCTTCAGATAAATCTTTGTAATCAATGAATCCATCATGATTTAAATCTTGCACTTCAAAAGGAGTTCCTCCTGTAAATGTAGCTGTATATCCTTCTTCATCGGTAGCTTCAACTTTCCAATTCGTACCAACGATAACATCCGCTAAATCAGATGTATTTTGTTTTCTAAGTCCTGTTAATGACCATTTGTATTCGAATGCCATAGTTTTGTTATTTTATATAAATATATTAGTTTTTATTTTTCAACTCTCTAATCTCAGCTCTTGCCTCATCCAACTCAGCTTTTAGTTCTTTAACTGCCTCAACTAATAATGCTGTAATCTTATCGTATTTGATAGTTTTATACATTGGAGACATTTCAGGAACAAAATCAACCGCATCCATTGCGTTTTTAGAATCTTGGTGAGTAAGTTGAGTTTGGTATTCCGTTGTTAATAATGGTTCAACTGCCTCAACCTCTTGTGCAATCAATCCAATATCTCTAGTTCCAGCACGCTTACTATTAATATTTACTTTTTCATCATTCCAATCATAAGTAACTCCTCTAAGCTTTTGGATTTTTTCTAAAGCGTTAGGAATTGTTTCTATATTTTCTTTAAGTCTAATATCAGAATAATATGCAATTACGTTACCACTTGCTCTCAAATCACCACTAATATACAATCCCCAATCAGTAGTATATGCTCTCCAACCAGCTGCGTATGCTAAATAAACGTTACCATTACAATATGCTAAGAAAGACCAACCATATGAAGGATGCCAGAATCCACAAGGTGCACCAGCACCAGCAGTATGTATCATCAATGCCATACTACCATCAACTCTCCATCCAGAATATCCATTATTAGAACCACCCATATACCAAGATGTATAATCTCCAGTATAACGGTCTAAGTATTTAGAACTATCGTATCTATTATACATAACACCAGAATACATTCTATTATAGAAATATGCAATTGGATTACCATTCTCACCACTCATGTAAGTGAATGTGTTATCACCAGTTGAGTTATCCATCAATCTCAAATACGAATAAGTGTTATTGTTATTCGCATCAACTCTCAATGTAATATCATTAAATGAGTTTAATGAAACTGAATCGGTGAATGAACCATTATAATCCGTAGATGCATATCCGTGATTTGGATAAGTATCATATGTTGCGTTCCAGTCAAAGGATACATATGCTAATCTACTAATATATGAACTATACGAACCATATGTTCCCCAAATAGAATATTCACTACCTACTCTGAATGAACCTTGTGCTCTAATATATGCATCACAATAAATGTTCTTACCATTATATGTTCTTAACCATGTAGAATCCTGCATAAACCAACCACCACCATATGATTCATTATACCAACCAGTAGCATTATAACTTCTAAACCAGTTATAAGAATAGATTGTGTTGGCCATTGTCAATGTATTCATATACGATGAACCATTCATATCAATATAATATCCACCATTATCTCTATCCACAATATATGGAACAAATAGAGTATTACTAATTCTTATATTAGTATCACCTCTACCAATACTCATAATTTCATTACTATTAACTCCGGGAGAGTCTGCAAAAAATCTAGTACCACCATACGCAGGGTTTCCACCTAATTCCAAACCGGTATGCCATCCCAACGAAAGTCTTGTATGGGTTGAATTTCCATTATTATATGGAGATTTAACATACATAAAATAGTATGGTTGGTTATCACCTCTTTGTCCAGAACTAATACCAGTCTGAGAGCCAACTGCTGATGGGTCAGTTGTACTATTTGCTAAATCAATATGTCTTGTATTACCAGTAGCACTTCCAATTCTGAATGCAAATGTTCCACCATAATCATAGTAGTAATTTGAGTTTACAGAACTTCGTGAGATTAAAGTACTACTATTAGTAACGCCATTTGTATAGAAATCACCATTGTTTGTTAATGAACCTACGTTTGTACCAGTTGATGCATTACGGAATACCCATGCTCTACCAGATGTATCCATTACAAACCAAGTACCATATTGGTCCGATTGGTAACCATGCGTACCAAATCCAATGTTTGCTCCGTATTTAAACATTATCATTGAAGTAGTAGCGTTACCAGTACTCCATAATGTTATAGAACCATAGTAAGATGAGTTATTACCATTAGCGTTATACCAACCAGAACCATTTACCGTAAGATTGTTTATACTTCCTACATCACTACCACCAGCACTAATACCACCATACAACCAGTTATAACCAGCTGAGTAAATACCAGATGGATGCCAAGATGCTGCCCCAGTACCACCTACGTTTCCATTACCTTGTAATGAATATGCTCTAACTGCATTTAGGTTAGAAGTACCATCAGTAATTAAATAATATGCACCATTTGAAGTACCATAATAAGTTGGTGCCTGCATACTATCTGCTGAATATTGTCTACCATATGTCCAAAATGAACCATTATAGTGCGATATTATTGCATTTACTTTACTATTAGTATTATATCCAACCCAACCAGGCATTGCCGGTCCAGATGATTGTCCAACAAATACAGTTTCTGCACCGACCATAGTGTATGCACCATAACTTTGTCCACTTTGTGAACCTTTGTTGAAATAAAATATACCCCAGCCTCTAGCATTTTCTTGGAATAACCAGTTGTTATATTCAGAACCATCGGATACTAAGAATGTACCACCATCATTATTCTGTCTAAAGTAACTTTCAGCTTGAATTACATTACCAATTGATGTACCATTACCATCCCACTTATAATATGCGTTATCATAATCATAGAATATAGGTGAACGAGTATCAACATATGAATATAATCTTCTATCCGAATCAATTCTAACCGCATGTTGTCCATTTATTGAAGTAAAATCTGATGTGTTATTAACATAGAAATCTAAGTAGCCGTTTGCATTGGTCCTACCTGCTACTATATAGTTTGCACCATTATTACCTAATTGTAAACCATACCAGTTAAGAGATGCATGATATATGTTTGAGTTATCAGTATATCTTGCTCTAAAATGATATCCACTATTTTTTGTAATTAAATCGTTATCAGCAACATTACCTCTTGCCGATACAGTTTGTAAAGTTTCAGAAGTTGCTAAACCAGTAATGTTTGTATTTATTGAGTTTTTTGGAACAGTTGTTATTATACTTAAACCAGTATAAGTTGCATCTGTAATAGCCCAACTTTCCAAATATCCTGAACCTTGGTCGTATATACATCTTACGTTAAATCTACCATAATAGATGTTGTTAGATAAGTGAATACATACTTTACCAGAACCATTTCTACCTATTCTTACAGTACCAGGATCCCAATCACCATTATTTATATATGAATGATTAGTCCAATTACCAGCATATGCGTACCAAACAATTTGTAAATTAATTGATTGTGCATTTCCATATGCATACCCCTCAATAATTACCGTTGGCATATTGAAAGTACCATAATCAATATTCGTAGTAATTAAATATCCGTTTCCAGTTGAATAGTTAAGTGCATTAAATGTAGATGTTAAACTATGATATGGAGTTGATACTTGATTAGTTCTTAATATATTTAAAACACTTGTACCATTTGTATTCAAGTAATAACTACTATTATTATTCATATACAAGTTACCATCACTCAGATTTTTTCTCAAATCCCAGCTTGCCCACGTACCATTTAAGAAACCATAGTTATTACTATTATCACCATATAATTGGAATTTGAAGCCACCAGAACTATTTTGTACTACGATACCACCATCACTATTTCCAGATGTTCTAATTCTAATATTTGCCGTATTAAATGCGTCAAATAAATGTGCTCCAATATATGCTGAACTTAAGTTAGCCTGTCCACCACTACTGATGTAATAAGTTACACCACCTACATAAAGGTTACCATCTACTCTAAAGTTATATGGAGTATAAGTACCATTAGTAAATGCATTAGATTGATTTAATCTTAAATAACTATCTGTTGTATCAAGTGCTTGTTTACCATTGCCAGATAGATAATTAGTAAAGAATTGATTACCTGCTCCATTTACTCTCCATACCCAACCACTACCATCATTAACCGCAAATCCATAAGAACCGCCGGATGATATAGTTGTATAAATACCATAATCAAATCCAGTCTTATCAACAAATAATCCCCAGTCTGCTCCACTTCTATCAGAAATAGTTACAACTGCATCAGTACCTCCAATTGAATATGGATTTGATGAGCGGTAGAATATTGCAGTACCATTATCTTGTCCACCAACTATTAAAGTTTTTAAGTTTGCATTATTACTTCCTAAATAATATGTTGTTGCTCCACCTAAATATATGTTACTATTAACTGTTAAGTTTCCACCAATTGTTGTATCTCTACTAATATATGCTCTATAATAATCGTAATCATAAACGGCTTGATGATATGGTTGGTTATATCCACTATATCCACCATAGTATGCAAGTGCAGCTACAGATCCAGCATTTCCACTACCACCTGTGTTATAGAATGATACCCTTATTCTATTGATAGCAGAATTAAATAAAGAATAGAATTTAGTAAAATTACCAGGCCAGCTACTCCAGTTGTGACTGAATGAGGTACTCCAACTGCTTCCCCCATTTGTTGATGTTTCTACTGTAATTGTAATATTTGCTCCATTGGTACTACCTACCACATGGAACATATCAAAGTTTTTATATCCTATACTAAATGTAAATCTTTGACCTCTACCGCCACCACTAGCATCAATATTAAATCCACCACCACCATATGAAGGTGAAGCTTTTTCTCCTAAGAATGTATTTCTAATTGAATCGGTAATAGTTTGTGATGTCCAAGATGAATTATTTGCCGATGTTTCATATGTTATTAAATCACCATGTCTTAAGTTAGACCAAACTGATGAATATGCAAATCCATTATATAAATAACCTCCACTAAAGCCACAATAAACCAAAGGTGAATTATTATTACCAAATGAAAGTACATTTCCAATTACAGTTCCAGTATTAGCAGTTAAATTACCTGCTAATGTTAATGAGTTTAAATACGATGTACCAGCGTTAATATAATATGTAGAACCACCACCAGTATAAATTGTACCTGCTGTTAAATTTCCACCAAACCAACCAGTTCCATTATTTAAATCTACATAGAATCTAGCAACACCACTACCAACAAAACCTAATCTATTAGAATCACCACTACCACCCAATAATCCACCAGCAGTAGTTTCAAAATATAAACCCCAGTTATTAGCTCCAGGTGTAATCCAGAAATTATTAGTATCGGTTACTTGTAAGAATGCATAGTTATAAACACCAGATGAATACATACCACCTGCTGCTACTAAGTTTCCAGCTAAACTTAAATTGTTTAAATAAGATGTGGTTGAATTAATATAATAAGTTGTTGCGTTACCCACATAATGAATTCCAGCAGTTATATTACCAGGAATAGTAAAGTTTCCACTACCATCTAATCTACCTATTTGAGTATATGATGCAAATCTATTTAATGTTGTACTTGCATCATTATAGAAAGTAAATCCACTATTAAATAATAAATAAGTTGATGTATCTGCTAATGGTGCTCTCCAGCTACCACCTGTTGTAGTATGTCTAACGTTGTATCCTAATCCACCATAAGAACCACCACTATAACCAGCTGCAATACCTCTACCTTCAGAACCACCACTACCTAAGTTTACGTTAAATGTACCAGTTCCATCATAAAAATTGGTTGCTGATACATTTGATGAGAACACAGCGTTTGTACCATTTAAAGTACCGGCTAATGTTAATGCGTTTAAGTTTGATGTACCATTATTAAGATAATAAGTTGTACCATTTATATTAATATTACCACCTAAAGGATTTAATGTTATTGGTTCTACTCCATTCGAACCACCTGTGTTATCGTATGATGCTTGAATCCATCCTGCAAATGGTGAAACGTTTTGTGTACCTAATTGTAATCTAACCAATGCGTTAGTTCCAGCTAATACTAAATGTGCATTATTTGTGCTATCCGCCGTTGTTGGTGCACTTACACCAGCTTTATATATTGTTGTATTACCAATTGCAGTTAAACCACCCATAACACTATTTCCAGAAACAGTCTTATTTCCAGTTACTGTTAATGTAGTACCATCAAATAATAAATTACTTTCAACAGTTGCATTTGGTGCAGTACCATTTAATGTTATTACACCATTATCAGTACCACCACTTAAAGATAATAATCCAGATGAACCCGATGTACCTCTTGATCCTGATGTACCACTACTTCCTGATGTACCGCTTGTACCGGATGTTCCAGATGAACCAGACGAACCCGATGAACCACTACTACCAGATGTACCAGATGTTCCCGATGTGCCAGACGTTCCCGATGTACCGGATGTACCTCTACTACCACTACTACCAGACGAACCACTTGCTCCAGTAGCACCACTACTTCCACTACTACCAGATGAACCACTACTTCCACTACTTCCAGATGTACCTCTTGTTCCGGATGTTCCCGATGAACCAGACGAACCACTACTTCCACTACTTCCACTACTTCCAGATGAACCAGATGTTCCCGATGAACCACTACTACCACTTAATCCAGATGAGCCAGATGTTCCACTACTTCCAGATGTACCTCTTGTTCCGGATGAACCACTACTACCACTACTTCCACTACTTCCAGATGTTCCTGATGAACCGCTTGTACCAGATGTTCCTGATGTACCAGATGAACCTTGTGCTCCAGATGAACCACTACTTCCAGATGAGCCAGATGTACCAGATGAACCACTACTTCCACTACTACCAGATGAACCAGATGTTCCCGATGTACCAGCTGAACCAGATGAACCTTGTGCTCCAGATGAACCCGATGAACCAGATGTTCCCGATGTACCAGCTGAACCCGATGAACCACTACTACCAGATGTTCCTGATGTACCAGATGTTCCCGATGTACCTGCAGAGCCCGATGAACCTATTACTCCATCTTTACCAGATGTACCACTTGTTCCAGATGTTCCCGATGTACCAGATGTTCCCGATGAACCAGCACTACCACTTAGACCACTTGTACCAGTCGCACCAGATAATCCACTTGTTCCCGATGAACCACTACTTCCAGATGAACCAGATGTTCCAGTTGAGCCGGTTGTTCCAGATGAACCACTACTACCAGATGAACCAGATGTTCCAGATAATCCCGATGTACCACTACTTCCACTTACTCCAGATGAACCACTTATACCAGATGTACCAGCTGTACCACTAACTCCAGATGTACCAGCTGTACCAGTAGAGCCGGATGAACCAGATGAACCAGATGTTCCCGATGAACCACTACTACCACTACGTCCACTACTACCAGATGAACCAGATGTACCACCACCACCAGTTAAACCACTACTTCCAGATGAACCAGATGTTCCAGATGTTCCTGATGACCCACTTATTCCACTTGTGCCAGATGTTCCAGCTGAACCACTTATTCCACTACTTCCAGATGAACCAGATGTTCCAGATGAACCATTTTTACCACTACTTCCATCTTTACCAGATGAACCACTACTTCCGGTTACCCCAGATGAACCACTTGTTCCGGTCAATCCAGATGAACCAGCTGAACCTCTTGTTCCACTACTTCCACTACTTCCCGATGTACCAGATGAACCATCTTTACCAGATGAACCACTACTACCACTTACTCCAGATGTTCCCGATGTACCAGTCAAACCAGATGTACCAGCAGAACCAGTACTTCCAGACGAACCACTACTACCACTTACTCCAGATGTTCCTGATGTACCACGTGTACCAGATGTTCCTGATGTACCACTTGTACCAGATGAACCAGATGTTCCGGATGAACCGCTTGTACCAGATGTTCCTGATGTTCCACTACTTCCAGATGTTCCAGCCGAACCCGTTGTACCAGCTGTACCAGTACTACCAGATGAACCACTACTTCCAGATGTTCCCGATGAACCACTACTACCAGATGTACCACTTACTCCTGAAGTACCAGATGTTCCTGATGTACCAGATGTACCAGATGTTGCGGCTGCAAATCTAGAACCTATTTGACCAGTTGCTGTATCAATTACTAATACTTGGTTTGATAGTGATGATGGAATACTATCCACATAAACACTACCACTTACAATTAAACTACCTGTTATTTTTACACTACCAGTTAATTGTTGTATATTTGTTACAGAATTACCAAATATGTTTGAGCCAGATGAATATACTACTGATGATGATACTATGTTTGTTACAATTTGATTTGAAACAATAGTAC